TAAAATCATTTTCTTCTTACTATTTGTTGTTTCCAAATATGTCTACAAAATGGCACTGCTGCTTGACTGTTGGGCTTATTGTACCACCCACCTCTTGCAAGCCATACATCCGTAGCGTCACTGTAGCCATCGTTTTTCATATTGTTACGCAGGAAGTCTATTTCTTCACGAGAATATAGTTTGTCCATAGTCATCATACGCTGGCAGAATGGTCTACTTGTACCTCCTTGTTTAAGTGGTGGTGCATCTGTTCTTAACTCGTAGGCATACATTATGATTGCGTCTGGTACTTCCTCTTCTTCTGCTGTTCTTTTGCCTTTAGGTGTCAACTCTAATGTGTCTCCATCTATATCTAGCAAGTCCTCAGATTGTAATATTCCCAACTCTTCGCCTATTATGTCAATGCTCACTTTAAACAAGTCAGATAGTGCAAGTGCTGTTATTAGTGGGTTGCCAAATATGCTCGCTAAATAAAACCTCCTAACTCGCTTATGCCTATTGCAAACTCTATAGGTGTGCCGTCACTATCAAACTGTATATCTTTAGTCTTTACTATTTCAAACTTGCTTTTGCTTTCGCCTATCTTCTCAAATAGGTGCGAGATATCGTCATCACTAAATTCCTTTGATTGTAGTGTTTTACTTGCTAATAGTCCACGTGCTGCAATCTCTGATAGTCTTAGGAACTCCATTAAGAATGAAACACCTTGCTCGTTCGTTAATACCCCGTTTTGTACTTGGCTTACTATTTCAAGAGCGGAACTAATTTGAGCTCCATTATAAGATGCGTCTTTTTGTTCAGTGTCTTCTGTTACTACTGCTACCTCTTCACCTTCTGCTGTGGGTAATGGTACTGCTGATACTTCCTCTTGTATCTCTAAGCCTGTCTTGTCTGTTATTAAGTCACGTATCTCGTCCTTGCTTAAATTAGCTATGATAACATCGCTTGTTAATTCAAATGCGTCTACTGGTTTAAGTGGTTGTATTTCTATGTCACCTCTACCAGTGTCAATAAAGCAAAGTTTGTTTATAGTACTTAGTAATGTGTTACGTCTTTCTTGTATGTAAGTGTTTGTGAAAATCTCATAGGCTAAATCTAGCTCAGACCTTCCGCCTAATTGTCCCGCTTCCTTCACTCCAAAAAGTATTGGGTTGGTTACTCGATGCCCTATGAAGATGCTTTCTTTTACTCTCTTAGACATCTCACCGTAACGCTCGTGTAAGTCGTTACCGTTAAGATTAACTACCTCAGATGCATTCTCTCCACTCGGTGCGAATATGTGTGCTATTGTTTGCCCTTTAGCTCCTGCAAATTTGTCAGCGAACTTATCTTCAAAGTCTGTTTTTTCTTCTGATGTTTCTGGCACACCGTTCTTGTGAATAACAAGCGTACCCCCTACAAATCCATTCTCTACTTGGTTAAGCCAATAGTCTCCTATGTTTACATCTGTTTTAATCTCAGCTAATGAGCCTACATAAACTGGCAAAGGGTAGTATTTGAAATTAGGACGGTAATCTGTGTGATATATTACTGATCTTTTTTGCTCTTCGTCCGTTGGATTATACCTCGGTAAGTCTTTTATGTTTGGTTTGTGGTTCTTTTTGCCCTTATCATTAATCCAGTCAATAGCATATTTAATAGTCCCATCTAATCCTACTCTACAATTAGCAAAGTCTATGTGATTATACACTTTCCCTGCACTTGTCCTTACTACTTCTATGGCATAACCGTTAAAAAGTTCGTAATCAAGACTAATTCTTTTAAGTATATTAGTCCAATCTTCGTCTAAGTTAGCAGTATCGAGCCATTTTTGAGTAGTAGAATCTTCTGTTACCATTCCATTCCCTACTGTATAGCCTACTTTACCATTAATAATAGCGTTATGTGTACTAGAATCGTTGTATAAATCTATAAGTTCATAAGGATATAGGTTATTAACCCCAAAGAATACGATATTTTTGTTTATCTGCTCTATAAATAGAGGCACTTCTGCACTTGCAAAGGTTGTAATTATAGATTGATATTTACTATTACTCATAAACTATTGTGGTATCTGCTCCGTCGTACGAATATACAACATCCGCAGGTTGTTTAAGTCTTATTATTCCACGGAATACCACGTTTCCTGTGGTGCTCCCTTCCGTTTCTGTGTTGATAATTGAATAAGGATAGTCTCCGTTATTCGGTAGGGTATAATCTGACCCCTCAGTGAGTGTAAATGTAACGCTTCTTACATTTGGATCTGCTGGTGGCGTCAATATAAATGAAGTCTCATACTCTGGACTTTCTATGAACATCGTATAATAGGTAAAGTCAATCTCATTACTAAGATTGACTACGTACCCATCAGTTCCCCCTTTGGTTATTAAGTTCACTTATACTATGATATAAGTGCTTCTATTACAGATGCCGTTACTTCAGTTATTGGCTCTGCTTCTTGTCCTTGAAATGATAAGGAATAACCGTTACGGTCTGCAATCGCAGTACCTGTCCCAGCCTCTCCACTTACTAATCTAATCCCGTTCTTTTGTCCAAGAAGCCAATACGTGCCGTTGTTGTCTTTTACAACTACTGACAGTTTAGCTCTTGCTAGCATTTTGATCTCATTCCGCTTAGTTTGTTCCATTTTATTTAAAACAAATGTAGCTGTTTGGTCAAAGAAACTTGTTCCGTTCTGTGCGTTTACAGTAGGGTTGTCATTAAATGAGCTGGCTGCTCTTGTGCCTTGGTACATTCATACTTGTAATAAGCAAGACCTGTACCTGTAATAGCATCAACTTCACCAGTGGCATCTTGTGTCGCTGCGAAGTCTGAAGGCATATTGGCGAAGAGAAACTCCGCCACACCGCCAACACTTTCTAAACATCCTACTGTAAAGCCTTTTGTTAAATCACACATAGGCTTATGATGCTAGTGTAAATTGTACAATCTCAGAAGGGTATGCAACTTGTAAACCTCTCTTATACTTTACTCTATAAAAGATTGCGTCATCTTTCTTTTCGTAAAACATATCAAAGTCCTCTTCATCGTTTAACAAATCAAATCCTAAGAAGAAATTATCTGTAGTCCCTGCAAAAAGTCTGTTAGTTCCGTCTAGTCCATTTACACCTACTAGGTCAATGTTCTTACCAGGTACTCTCATTTTGTAATCTGCATATCCTGTTGCGTCTACGTGGTACAAGTTCTTAGCTGCTAGTGTATCTGTGTACGCATCAAAGAAATCAGTACCACAAAATAGTACTTGATTAGATGCTACCTTTACTGATGGTATTCTAGCGTTTAATACATTGGCTACTATGGTATCAGCGTTTCCACTCGCTCCACTTGTAACTGCTGTGATACCTGTGTTTGTTGCATCTACTGTACCTGATGCTGCGTCAATAGTTTTTATCAAACCATCATAGCGATCTAATAAAGCACTTCCGCTATCAGTATCCCCCTGCCAATCTCCTACTTCTTGTATCTCCATTATACGAGACATAATCATTTCAGCGATTTGACTTTCAAAAGTCATATCTTCTGTTTCTGCATTACCTGCTCTAAGTAATATTTGAGTCCATTTCGCATTCAAGTCCTTCATACAAAAAGATGCAAAGTACTCGATAGGAGCTACTGTTATATTTCTTGCTGTGAAAGTAATGTCACCGCTTGGCGTGGTGGAGCAATCACTACCGTCTTGTGGTATAGCTGTTACTGATAGAAGATGCAACGCCTCTGTTTTTTAACTCCAGCCTGCGGCGTGAAGTACTGCGAAGACCTGCTCTCAAAGTATAACCTTGATAATAATTCTTCTTTTTGTTCGTTGACGTAATCCGTCAATCCTGATACTACGAATCCCATTTTATTTTTTTAATTAATTTTTGTGCTTTGATTAATGCCGCCATTCTTGACGCCTTTTCTTGTCTTGTCATTTTCGCAAAAGATGAAGGCTTCTGTGCTAGAGGCTCTTCTGTCTTAGCAAGCTCCTCTAATTGAGAACCTATACCTTGAAGTGTTTTGTTGAAGTCTGCTTTTAAAGTCTCCTCTACCTTAGCGAATGATGCTACTTGTGTTTTAAGTTCCTCATTCTCTTTAGTGATAGCCGCAAACTTTTCATCTATGTTTAAGTCCTTAGCCCATAGACCAAGTGCCTTACCTATAGCAGCCTGCAAGTTCTCTTCTGTAAACTCAGTGTCTACTTCTTCACCTGCTACTATCTCAGTAACTAGTCCGCCTGCTGTGGTTATGATTGCTCCACTTGTAAGCTCGTGCGTTCCGTCTGGTGCAGATACCTCGCCCTCTTCGGTTACGATTACAATGGCTGTGCCTTCTGCTAACTCTCCGTCATACATTACTACTGTACCGTCTACTAGAGTGTCCTCCATCATTTTGTTTTTTTCTCGTCCTCCTCTGGATCGTATCCAAAAGATTTAAGTAGGTTAATAACCTTCTCTAATTTATTCATTTTATTAAATTTGTATGGTTGTATGTCGAAAAATCCCTCTACACTAAAGCCTTTAAGCAGTCCTTCCTTCTTTACTTTAGCCCAAGCCTCGTTGTTATCTACTTTAGCAGCGATAAACCAAGTGCCATCCGCTACATTTTCAAAGCCTTTAGGCGGTTGTATGCCTAATTCCTTATCTGTAATGAATGATTGGTATAGATACACCCCGTCTAACTTTAGTAGTGGGTCGTGCATCTCGTTAAACTCAGTAGTTTTTTGCTCCTTAAAGTACTTCTGTACTAGCTGATTGATGGTATCCTTCTTGAATATAGCATAGTACTCACCTCTTTCATCTCTTCTGTAGATAGGTAAGTCTGGGATCATAGCAGCACCCACTACTATTCTCTTCTCTTCATTAAGAACTTCAAACTTTTGTGGTGCAAATGCTTGATAGTTTACACCTGTGGCAGGTGCTTCGACTAATGCAATGGCACTAAGTCCCTCTACATCGTCTGTAAGTCTATATTCAAAGAATGGTAGCATCTATACTTAGATATACTTAAATAGGGTATTATGTCTGAAATGCTATTTGGAATCATTCCACGCAGTTAAAGGTTTATCTTTGTGGTATTAACGCCCGAATATGTGCCTTGTAATCCCTCAAGGATTATTACATATATTGGATGTTAAAAATTACTGCACTACTACCGCCCGCTGATATATCCCGTCCACTCCATTAACCGTATTAGTTATGTCCGTCTCAGTTACGATTACCCTAGTAGGCTCTCTATTGATGTCTACATTTGGATTGGTAAAGGCTGTAGGCTGCATTCCGTTCATACCTCCCCCGTCCGTAACATTGGGCTGCGTTATGTTGTTCGACCCTCCAGCAAACTCTGTTTTGCGTATAGTTTGTATTTGTGCTATACCAACTGCACCTGCTGCTGCTGCTTTTATAAATCGCTCCCCGGGGAATAAAGATGTCTCGCCTAATGCACCCGTAACTGCTGATGCTGTCTGCATAATTGCCTGCCCTATGTTTAATGCTTTACTAATCTTAAATGCTCTTCTCTGACTAGCCTCGTCACCTTGTGCAAACGCTTGTGCTAATTGTGAAAGTGCGTTAAACATCCCAGAGGCTGCTTGTAGCTTTGCTTGTAGTATAGACCTGCTTTGTTCCTCGCTTTTCTTATCGTCATCATCAATTTTATCCTTAGATTCCTTGTTTAACCTTACGCTTGTGTCTAGTATTTCTCTTTGTCGTTCTATGTCTTTCTGTCTGCTCTCTTCTTTAAAGTCACTAAGTGCTACTATTGCGTCCGCTTCTGCTTGCGTACCTGCTGTAGTCATTTCAATTTTAGTTTCAAGCCTTAGCATTTCTGTCTGCTGCTCTTCGTCTGCTAGCCTTTGTAGTTCTTGTAGAGATTTTAGTTTATCGGATATTTGTTCAGCAGCAAATACTTTTCTCTCGTATGCGAGTTTGGCTTCTGAATCGCTGACGGTCTGTGCCATAGCGATAGCCTCCTTATCAAGCTGTAACCCGTTTGTCTTTTGCTCAGACCTAAAACCTTCTATCTGTGCAAGTACTGCTTTTTCATTTGCTAGTGCTGATACTGCTGCCGCCTCGTCTTCAACTTGCCCACTTATTTTAAACTGTAATTCTGCTGCTTTTGTTTGGGCTTCTGCTACTCCTAGCATCGCCTTTTCTTGATCGTCTAATACTTTACCTAGTTCTTCGTTAGCTGCTTTTCTATCTGCTATACTATTACGATCGTCGTCTCTTATTTGTCTTTGTTTCTCTGCTGCTATATCCGCCTCTTCTAATAGTAACTGCTGATTAGCTACCGCAAGTATGGCTGCATTCTTTGCCTCTACGTTTGCATCTGATAAAGCCTTTGCCCCTTTGATACTTATATCTGATATGCCCTCGACTACTCCACTTACTACACCGCCTATCTCTCCTGCTGCTTTGCCTAAATTGTTTACTATGTCCTTGCCTGCATCTACTGCCTCTACCGCTGTCTCTTTGATTGCTAAGGAGGTATCTTTAATACCTAGCTGCAACTCCTTTATTTTCTCTTCGTCACCTCCTCCAAAAATGATTTTCCCAAGCTAACTGTGCTACCTGTAAAGCTAGTTTAATCTCATAGAATGATAGTTTTAGTGGTGATATAGCTAGGTTTAATAATCCTAGCATTACTGTTTTCAGCCCGTCAAAACCTCTTGATGATTTGGATACCTGCTCGACTGCGTTAATTATAGCAGTGACCACTTCACTCATTACTATACTTATAGTGCCTGTGACTTTTTCGAATGCGTCTACTACTTTCTGGTTACTCTTTAACGCATCGAAGAAGAACTTTAGAGCAGCAACAACAACGCCAATTCCCATCGCCTTAAATGCAAGCCCTACACCCTTTAACCCCGTCTTTAGAATCTTACTACCTTTAGATGCTTCCTTCTGTGCTTTGCCTGTATCTTTTAATGACTCGTTTGTTTTCTTAGTCTCACCATTAAAACCACTCATACTTTCAGCAGTAGAGTCCATATTGGTTTCAGCTTCTTTTATGGCATCGTTTAGCTTTTCAAAATCTTCGCTACCATCGTCACCAAGTTCAGCCATCGACCTCTTGGCGTCCTTAATAGAATTGTCTAAATCTTCCAGGCTTATATCTGGAGAGCTAATCTTAACGACTAAGTCTAATGCTAATTTTTTTAAACTCATATTTTTATTATTCTATAAACTAATTGTATTTGTACTGTGGTAGCTGATGGGCTTTCAAAGTCTGTGCTTACTATATTGACAGCACGACCAAACCCAAAGGATGGCACGCTTGCAATGTCTACAATCCCTGTGTTATTATCTACGTCAAAGAAGGTGTCTGGCAAACTAGCAAGCTCTACCGCTCCTGCTGTTTGTATAGTTAGCTTAGTGGATACTGTTGGCTTTATACCGTTAATCCTAGCATAGCCCCTTATTATTTGGTAGAACTCATCTGCTGCAAGTGCTGGTAGTATTGGGATAGTTTCGCTAATGTTTTCTAATATTGCCTCATTAAGTACTACGTCTAAC